ACGCGGTCGTGCTGGCGGACGGTCGCGACTTTACTGAGTATTCGGTCACGACCGACACTCCGGAACTCCCAGACGGCGCCTACGTGCTGGCAGTCCTTCACCTCGCTGACGGGAATCGAGCGTGTTTAATCCCGAGTCGCTGGCGGATGGACCGGCTGGAGTTGTCCGGCGCAGAAAAGTGGCTTTTCCGGGGGGAATGGGAGTGGAAGGCGAAAGTGGTGTGGACCGAGAGCAAGACGCTTCGGATTTCGATCGCGGGCGAACGCGGATCGGGGAAAACGACCGTTCAACTGTTGATAGCGCGGCACCTCAAGCATCTCGGGTTCGACGTGACGCTGCTCGACGATGGCGGACCGGCCAACCATCGCATTCAGGGACTGCTGGATGGTGACTATTGGCCGGACCTCAGCCAACCCCTGCGGGTGCTCATTGACGAGGTCCAGGATTCGGACCGGTGAGGCGCGGCATGGAACTGGCCGTCCAGGCCGCGAGTCATGAGCAATGACCTCACTCCCACGATGGGACCAAACGCGGATCCCAAAGCCCAGGTCATCGCATGGCTGATCGAAGGCCACACCGATCACGACATCAAGCAGGCGATCGCCCAGCATTGGCCGAACCGGGCCGCAACAAAGCTGCTGCGCGCGGCGGTCGATCACTTCGCCGAGGCAGCGCAGTGCGACGTCGACGTGGTGATCGGCTGGGCGCTGGAGTTGTATCGCGAACTCATTAGAAAAAATCTGGCGTCCGGCGACCTGGCCGAGGCCAGGAAGGTTATTAAGGACATGGTCGATCTGGCCGCAAAACACGGTGTTCACTCAGAAACCGAAAACAAAGACGGGCTCGAAAAAGGCTGCGAAGCCAGGGAAATCGTCGCCGAAGCCGCCGCCGAATCCCCGGGCGAGGGAAACCCGCTGGGAGGCGACGCGCCGCCGTGACGCCGAGCGGAAGCGAATCTCCCGCGGCGCGGAGAAAAACGTCTACGTCCCGCCGTGTGCCGACCGCGCACGGCGGGCGCGGCTCGAGGCGGACGATACCGCCTGGCTGATGTATTACTTCGGCGTCGAGTCCGAAGTTGAAGATCCTTTTTGGTACATCTTCACCGACCAGCAGCAAGAAATGATCGCAGCCATCCGCAGGGCAATTCGTGAAGGGGGCGACCAGGCGATGGCCGCCAGCCGCGGCGAGGGCAAGACCACCCTGGCCGAACGCCTGCTGATCAAATACGCGCTGCAAGGCGTGCTCTCGTTCGCCGTGCTCTGCGCGTCGACCGGTCCGATGGCCGACAACTCCCTCGACACGATCAAAACCGCCTTCGAAGAGAACCCGCTACTGCTGGCCGACTATCCCGAGGTCTGCGTGCCGGTCCGGGCGCTGGAAAACACGCCCAGCCGCGCCCATTATCAGACCGTCAGCGGCCGCCGGCACGACAACGGCGAGCTGTACGCGATGGCCCAGAGCCGCTTTACCTGGTGCGGCCAAGAGGTCATTTTTCCCAACGTGCCCGGTTCACCGTCCGCGCGGGCCATCATTGCCACTCGCGGCCTCGATTCCGCCGTCCGCGGCATCAAACGCAAGGGTCGGCGGCCCCAAGTCGTCGTGATCGACGACCCGGACACCGAGGAAACCGCGCGGAGCGAGCTGCAGGCCGACAAGCTGGAGGCCCGCATCGATCGAGCGCTCGCCGGCCTGGGCAGCCAACAGCGCCCCGTGGCCCGCGTGATGCTCACCACGCTGCAAAACCGCACCTGCGTTTCGTTCAAGTTCACAGATCCCAGGCAAAAGCCGTCCTGGCACGGCATGCGGTTCCGCTTCCTGATCACGCCGCCCGAGCGGGCCGATCTGTGGGCCGAATACGTCGACAAACTGCAAGAGGACTGGCGCAACGGCACGACGACCGCCCGCGATCTGTACGTTGCCAATCGCGAGGAAATGGACCGCGGCCACGAAGTCGCGAACCCCAATCGCCACACACCAGCGGAGCTTTCAGCGCTCCAGCATTACTACAACCTGGTCGCCCGGCTCGGTCCCGAAGCCGTGGCCACCGAATACGACAACGATCCGCCCGAGGAAGAGGTCCCCGAAGACGCCGGCGTTACCGACGTCCTGGTCCGCAACCGGCTCAACAAGCGGCCGCGCGGCGTGATCCCGCCCAACACGCTGGCCCTGACTGGCTTCATCGACATCGGCGATCACCTGCTCGACTGGTCCGCCCACGCCACGACCGAAGGCGCGACGGGCCTGGTCATCGATTACGGCGTCGAGGAGGTGCACAGCGTCGGCAAAGACAGCCCAGGCATCGACAAAGCGATCGTCAACGCGCTGCATCGCTGGCGACAGCGCGTGCTCGCCGCCCCCTACGTCGACGAAAAGAACGTCAAGCGGCCCTTCGACCTGGTGCTGATCGACGCCGGCTACCGCGATACGGCCGTCTACCAGTTCATCAAAGAGGCCGGCGGCGCGCCCTTTCAGGCCTCCAAGGGGTTCGGCGAAGGCAAGCTTTACACCGGCAGCTACCGCGCGCCCGAAAAGAACACGCCCACCAAGAAAATCGGCGATCACTGGTATCTGTCGAAGCAAAAAAAGCACGGCATCTGGCTGCTCTGCATGGACGCCGATTATTGGAAACGCTTCGTGCACGAACGCTTCCTCACGCCCACGTTCAATGACGATCTCTCGATCCGCCGCGGCTCGCTCTCGCTCTGGGGCGATGATCCCAAGGAGCATTTCAGTTTTTCCAAGCACATCGTGGCCGAGGTCCAACGCGAAGAGTTCGTCGCCGGCAAGGGCGTGCGCCGCATGTGGCACCGCAAGAACCCCAACAACCACAAGCTCGACTGCTCTTACGGAAATTGCGTGGCCGCCGACAAGTGCGGCGTGCACCTCTTCACGCCCCCGCCCGAGGAAGCCGAGGCGCCGGCGCCCGCTACGAGCTGGTTTGCCAGCCAGCGGAGGGCGTAGCATGGCCAATCCGCTCCAAAAAGTCGTCGGGCCGGAATGCCCGGAATGCGGTTGCGAGGCCTCCGACGTCGTGGATACGCGCCAGTGGCGGGGAGCTGTCTGGGAAGTCCGCTGCTGCTCGAATTGCCGGCACGAATTTTCGCAGTTGTCAGAGGAATACCAGAGCAACGTCAAATTGAAGTGCCCCGATCCGGCGAAAAGCGTGGTCTATATGTACGTTGTGCAATGTCCCAATTGCGGGAACGAATGGCCACCGGTCACCAGTACGCTGGGCCGCGGCTGGCGCCGGCACAAATGCAAACAGTGCAAGCACACATTCCAGTCGGTGGAAAAAAAAGCGCCTCCGGCGGCCGGCTAGCGAGCCGGTGCGCACATACGCGCGAGGCGTGAATCACCAGCCGCGGTAGCGGCAACTGCCCGCGGGGGCATCCCCGCTCGCCGAAGGCACTCCCCCGAACCTCTCGCCGGACATTTTCAAACTAAAAATACAGATCCTGTATTTTCGCGATATCGGGCGGCTGCGCCTCTTTTCTAAGCTGGGGCCATGAGCCGCGACCCGAATTACGCCCTCGCGAAAAAATTGTTCTTCGAAGCCCAAGCATTGTTTGGATCGCGGGACTATACCACGTCCATCGATCGCGCAATCCAGGCGCAGCTCTGCATGGCTGCCATTCCCGACACATCCCGCACTGGCGATGTCCTCACATTCTGGCGCCAGCTAGACGGTCTGATGAGTAGTGCCCGCGAACGCGAACGCACCGCGGCCATCCGGGCCAGCGGCGGTCCGCAGTCGACGCGCGTCGTCTACGCCAATCCACGCTCGCCGGGGAGTGAATAGCGATGGGATGGCTCTCCAAATTGCTCCACCGCAGTGCACCGGCGCCCGCCGTCGTGAAACAGGCGCCGCCGGCGCCGCCCACGGAGCCGTATCGCCTGCGCCGCTGGGAGTCGGCCCAGACGAATCGATTGAACGAGGCCCATTGGCAGGGCGCCCATCAATCGTACATGTCGACGATCAACGCCGACTTGTGGCTCGATCTGCCGATGCTGCGTGCCCGCTGCACCTACGAGGCCCACAACAACCCGTTCGTGGAAGGCGTGATCGACACGCATTGCACGGACCTGATCGGACCGGACGGGCCGACGCTGCAAGTTCAGAGCGATAGCGACGATTACAACCGGGCGCTCGAACAGGTCTGGCGCGACTGGTTTCGCCGCCCGGACATCAACGGCGTGTTGTCGGGCGCGGAAATCATGCGGCTGTGGATCCGCATGCTGTGGACGGCCGGCGAATATCTGACCCAGATCGTCACGGATCGCACGGCCACGGGCCCGGTGCAGATGCGTTTGCTCGATCTGCACCCCACGCGGCTCATGTCGCCGCCGGCAATGGGCGCCGATCCGCTGGTCGTACTGGGCATCCGCCGCACGCGGGAGGGCAAACCACAGCAGTATTTCATCGCCGAGCCATCGCCGTTTGGCGCCTACACGCTTTCGTTCACCAAGTGGGACCCGATCCCGCCCGATTTCATCATCCACCAGTTCAAGGTGCTCGAGCCCGGACAGGCCCGCGGCGTTCCCTGGTTGGCCAGCTCGCTACCGACCGTGGCAGATTTGCGCGATTACGACGCGCAAGTGCTCGACGCGGCCCGGGCCGCTGCCGACCAGGCGACCTATTTGACCGCGACAGGCGCGGATGTGCCGTTCTATCCGGCTAACGAGTGCGCAAAGGTCGAACGCCGCACGATCCGCACCATGCCGCCGGGCTGGGACGTCAAGCAAATGACGCCTTCGCAGCCGGCGCAAAACTACGTGCAATACCGGGGCGAGCGGCTCCGCGAGCTCGGCCGCCCGGTGAACATGCCGCTGATGACGATCCGGTTGGGCTCCGAGGATCACAACTACAGCTCGGCCCGCTTCGACAACAAGGTGTACCAGCGCGGTCTGAACGTGACGCAGGGCTGGATCAGCGGCAACACCCTCGGCCGCCTGGTGATGGAAGTCGCCCGCGAAGCCGAGCTCGCCCGCGCCATCCCCCGCCGTCCGAAAAAGTTCTCCCAAGACGATTTGGCCTGGACCTGGCCGGCGCCGGCGACCGTGGACCTGGAAAAGGAGCTGGCCGGCTACCTGACGGGGCTCGAAATCGGCGCCATGGACCTCTCGGAGGTTGCCGCCAAGCTGGGCACCGATATCGACACGCTGATCGCCCGCCGCAAACGCACCATGCAAGCCCTGATCGACGCCGGCCTGCCCCCCGCGCCGTTCTGGGAACCGGGCAGCAAAGTGCCCAGCGCACCGGCCAACGCCCAAGATCCAGGCCAACCCGCGTCGACAGCAGCGCCGGCCAGCGACGAACCGCCCAAAAAGAAGAAGGGGAAGAAGGGCGCGAACCAGGAACAAGAAGTAGCCATTGGCCAGTAGTCAGTGGCAGCGACTGACGACCGACAGCCACAAACCAGTTTTAACTATGCGACTCCGCTCCGAAACCGCCGAATCTCCCCGCGACATGATCGTACGCAGTTTCAGGCTGCGCGCGGACACGATCAACGAAGCCGAACGCTCGGTCGAGGCGGTGTTGTGCACCGAGTCGCCAACGACCGTGTTCGACATGCGGACCTGGGAGCCCGTCGACGAGGTGCTGCGGATGGACGGCTGGGAGCCGGTCGACCAGGTGCCGCTGTTCGACTCCCATCCTCAGTTGTCGTCGAACCCGAACGTCGAGGACGACCTGCGCGGCTCCGTGCGAAACATCCAGGTCAGCGGCGACAAGCAGACCGGCAAACTGTATTTCGCCGCCGACAAGTCGAGCCTGAACGTCTGGGGAAAGGTCCGCGACAAGCACGCTCGCGACCTCTCGATTGGAGCGATCCCGCTCGAGCAAACGGAGATTGCGCCCGGCGAGACGAAGCTCGTGGGCGGCAAAAGCTATACGGCCGGTCCCCGCAAACTTTTCATCACCACGAAATGGAAGCTCGGCGAAACCTCAGTCACCCCCCGGGGCGCAGATCCCCGTGCAAAAATCCGGCAGGCGCCGTCTGCGCCGCCATTACTCAAGGAACCTACCATGAATGAACGTCTTCGCGCGTATCTCGAGTCGATCGGCCTGGCGAAAGATGCCTCCGAAGCCAAGGCCAACGAGTTTTTGGCCACCCTGCGCGGCGACCAGCTTGCGGAAGGTGAGCGCCTGCGATCGCCCGTCGCAACTCCCGCCGCCATCACCCAGACCACTGTCGCGGCCGCTCCGGTCGTGACGTCGCAGGCGCCGAATCTCGACGCGGTGCGTGCGGAAGCCGCCGCCGCGGAGCGCCGCCGCATTGACGGCCTCACTGACTTGGCCGGCAACGACGTGCCCCGCGAGTTGCTGCGGTCGGCGATCGACAACGGTTGGGACGAGAACCGCGCCAGCCGCGAGTTTTTGGGTGCCATTCGCACCGGGCGCCCCGGTGCCGTCTCGGCCGGCCCGGCAATCCATTCCCGCGGCCACGAAACCGATTGCACGTTGCGGTCGCTGCAGATCGGCTTCATGCACCGCCTGGGAACACGGGTTATCGACCCCAACGCCAGCGAACGGGTCCGTGCCGAGCAGGAACGCGAGGCCGAGATGGGCGACCGCTATCGCTATCTCTCGATGATCGACATTTGCCGCGAAGCAGTGCGGCTCGATCGACGAACCGCCTCCCACAATCCCGACGAACTTGTCCGTGAAGCCGTGTCCGGCGCGAGCCTGTCCGCGATTTTCACGACCAACGTCAATGCCCGGCTGTTGGAAAGCTATCGGGGCATCACGGACACCACGACCGCGGGTTGGTGCCGGGAAGCCGACGTGGCGAACTTCAAGACCAACGAACGCTTCTCGCTCGGCAAGACCGGGGATTTGGAAAAGCTCCCCCGCGGCGGAAAAGCTACGCACGCCACGATCGACGATATGGTCGAGACGTACAAAATTGCGCGGTACGCCAAGCAATTGATCCTCGACGAGCAGGACATCATCGACGATTCCTACGGCGCGTTGCAGACAATGCCGAACGAAATGGGCGAAGCGTCTGGCCGTCTGCGACCGGCTCTCGTCTATGCCATCCTGCTGTTGAATCCGCTGTTGGAGGACGGCTTGCCGATCTTCCACGCCAACCACAACAACCTGGTGTCGGGCGGCCCCAGTGCTCTGGGCGTCGATGCCCTGGCGGCGGCAATCACCGCGATGGCCAAGCAAACGCTCGACGGCGTGACGCTGAACATCAACTCCAAGTTCATCATTATTCCGCAAGACCTGCGCTGGACGACGCAGACCATGCTGCGTGCTGGCGAAATTCGCAACACGACCGCCAGCACGAAGTATCCGACCTACAACCCGGTTCAGGTCAGCGAAACCGACCTGATGATGGTCCGCGACAACCGCGTCGGCGTGGCCGGCGTGGTTGACCCGTCGAGCAACGTCGCGGTCGCTGGTTCCGCCACCAACTGGTTCATGTCGGCCGCGGCGATGGAGGCCAAGACGATCGAAGTTGGCTATCGAGTCGGCACGGGCCGGCAGCCCCAGGTGCGGCCGTTCATCCTCACCCAAGGCCAGTGGGGAGTGGGCTGGGACATCAGCATGGACATCGGCGCCAAGGCGCTCGACTTCCGCGGCCTCTACAAGTCGGTCGGTCAGTAAGCAAAAGGGTCAGTTGTCCGTGGTCAGTAGTCAGTGGCGCCGACGGACAACGGACAAAGGACCACTGACAAAAAACCAATCATCCACCCTCAACAGCGAGAGCCAATATCATGACCGCCGAAGCAATTTTGGCCTATCCGGCCGGCGAACAAAAGTTTTCGACCACCATCCCCCTTAATTCGGGCGATGTGATCCAGCTCCCCGATGGCCGCGCGGCCGTCAAGGGGGGCCTGACCGCAGCCGCGTCCGGCGATTCCGTCGCCAGCTACACGGAAGGCGTGTTTCGCGTGCTCAAGGCCGCGGGTATCTGCCTGTTGCGCGGTGGGCGAGCCTATTGGGACCGCGTCAACGGCGTGGCTACCTTCGCCCAGCCGTCCGGAGCCTTCTATATCGGCCGAGTCGCGGCTGATGCGGCTGCCACCGACACCAGCGTGCTGATCGACTTCAACATCATCGTCAGCGACCTGATCACCCTGAAAGACGGCCGCTGGACGAGCACGCCTGTCAAAACCGCTGGCTCGCCGGCCGCCACCCGCGACGCCGTGGGCTCCGGCTTCGCGTTCAGCCTCGACAACACGAACGAGGCGCAAAAGATCGATGCCATTTCCATCGGCGGCGTCCGCACGATCGACGGCCCGATCCTCGAAGGCCGCATCGCCATCCACGACAAGGGCAACAACGCGGCCCTGACGATCTTCCTGGGGCTCGCCAGCGGCAGCAATGCCGCGGCCTTCACCAACATCACCGACTATTGCGGCTTCGAGTTCGTGGGCAACTCGCTGGAGATCAACGCGATCTCGACGGACGGCACCACGACCGTAGCCAAGACCGACACGACCGTCTTGGCCGTGGCGGACACGTTCAACGAGTTCTGGCTCGACGCGCGCAATCCGGCCGCCGTCGACCTCTACGTCGACGGCGTGTTGATGCTCACGGCCACCGTGTTTTCGCTGGCGAAGGCCGCCGGTCCCTTGTTCCCGCTGCTGTGGGTCGGCAAGACCGCGAATGCCACCACGGCCAACGTCACGGTGGACTTCCTGCGGCTCCGGTCGACCGACTTTTAAGCCGGCACGGCCGACCACACGGCCGGGAGGCCGTTGCAATAAACAGCCATGACCACGTTCGATGAAATGTACGCGGACGCTGGGCTTGAGACCCAGCTCGCCATGTTCGGTGAAAAGATCGTCTATCGGCCCCTCAATGATCGGCCGCGGACGATCACGGCCATCGTGCAGCGCAACCCACCGCAGGAACTCAGCGGCATGGATCGGGGTCGGGCCGTGCGGCTGGTAATCGAGGTGGCAAACGACCCGTTCTATCCCGAGTACGGCGGCATTTCGAGCGCTGAAATTGACAAC